AAAACAGGGTCGCCGTCAACCAAGCCGTGGGCGGTCGCTGTAACGGTCGCTGTAGTGCCGCTTAACGTGATTGAGGTAACACTTACCGGAGTGCCTAGAGTTAAACTAGACCACTGCGCCCATAATTCAGTTATAGCGTCATAGACCAAAGTAATGTTTTGGTCAACCAACGTTAGGACATAGAAAGCATGTCCGGCAATTTTTACACCAAAACCATAAACCGTCGCCAAAGTGGAAAGGTTGAGGATTCGCTCAATATCCGGGGTGGAGACTTGTGCAATCTCCAACCCCCTCGCCAGATGAACACAACGCCCCTTCTGCTGTGTTTGAGACACCCAGAATAGGTCGCCATCCATAGAAGCCAAAGAATCGCCAGAAGCGCATCCTACTGGCTTCATGCCGTTCTGCACCGGAGAAAGCGGAAGCCCTACCGCATTAGCTGCGTCGTAGTAAGGCTCAAGGCTCCATTCCTTAAATGCGATGACGTATCCGGGCGTTTTTCCTATAGCCCTACCAGACCCCGGTTCTTCCTGTGCAGCAGCGAAGTCCAGCGCATTCCATGCGGTAGCGTCGTTCAGGCCGGAGGTGTAAAGAATCCCATTGGTATCCATCACAACGAAATATCCGTCGATGAACACAATCCCCGGAACAGTCACCGCTCCACCTGTAGCCGTAATCGTTCCGGTTGCCGGAGTAGTTGCGCTTCCGGCGAAGGTATAGGTGAAATGAGTCGAATCCGCCACCGTTGCGACGGTGTAAGTTCCGTTGTATTCGGTTTGCGTAGCCCCGGCAATGGTTACAGAATCGCCAACTGATAAACCATGTCCTGCTGCTACGACAGCAGTCGCCGTCGTTCCCGAGCTTGTCAACGTGACCGAGTACTCATGATACCCAGGATAGTCGATGTCCGTGATCTGTGTAGCTGTGGCCGTTGAGTTCGAGTAATACCACGCATCGTAGGCATTTTTGAACATAAAGCCTACATTGCTCTGCGCGCTTGAGGAAGGGCAGAAGCTATAGGGGAGATTGGCTACTGTGACGGTCATTTTATATCACCGAATAAGTCCATACTTCATGTACATCTAGGTAGTAGAGCGTTAGTTGTGAATCCGAATTATCCATAAATTGATATACTTGTACTGTACCTCCTGGTGTCCCAGAATAATAGATAACATTACTATTTGGATCGCCGTAAGCTGTTTTAGTTGCAACATACTCTTGGTATGGCACATTGTGTCCAAATGATGAAGGTGCAGCGGCGTGTACTAACTTGTAAGATTCGATTATGGATGATTGAACTGTATTTCCATATCCAATCGATGGATAACCAATAGTGCCACTTAACGGCGTGTCAGTATAACCAGAATATGAATATGACAGTACCCCCGAGCTAACAGTCTTCCATTGGTTAGCTTCACTACGTGCAGAATACGTCTTTGTAACCGTTTTAATTAAAAGCTGACCGCATGGTGTCTCACCGTGTATTGTTCGTGTAGCAGTTGTTTGTGGAACTGTGTAAGCAGTTTCGGCAGGGCCAGCAAAGACACTTGTTCCTTTATCATCTGTAGGATACGAAGCCAGAATGTCAGCCTCATCGCAATAAGGTATCAACAGCATCCAGTCTATGTCAGATACATCAGGATCAGCCAAATTTACCGGCTGCGTTCCAATATACCCTCCACCTCCACCACCGATAGACCCACTACCCATTACAATATAGTCACCGTTTACAGTAACGACTAAATCAGTTCCGTTAATCGTTAACCCAATACCCCCTTGCGCAGTACCTGCAACTATTACATCACCATCGCTTTGACATGATGCTCTGCGCCTTACCGCGCTCTGGTCGCCCCTAACCTCTACATAGCAGTTCTTTAGGCGCGCATCTTTATCCGGCGCTCCGGTGCGGGTTTTTAGGTCGGTGGCTAAAGGTATCCGGCTCATAATGCGATGTTGCCCACTAAATTGAATGAAGCGTCGTATGATTTCAGCACGTCGCCGAATATCGCATACACCTTGCTATTGCTCTCGATCCCACCCTGTCCTACTCCGGTTACGTCAACTAGATTGGAGTTCACTGCGGGTCTTTTTGATACTGCGGACTGATCTCCGCTCACCTCAACAAAACAGTTCAGCAGACGGGCATCCTTGCTTACAATGCCGTCTCTACTGATTAAATCTGTTTGAAGTGGGATTCTCATTTTCCACCACTTTTAATTAGGTTTATTAAGGTATTAACATCATCACCGTATCTAAAATCATAATCCGCGCCTTCATACGAAGAAGGTAGCGCGTGATCTGATATGCGTATTTTCTCTCCCGACGGTAGCGTAATGTATTTTGATTTACTTTGCGTTGAGCTGGCGAAAGATACATCTCCGTATTCGTCAATGATATTTTTAGCCACTTTCTTTGCGTCACCCTTCCATGTATTCGGTATAGACGAGTATTTTTGCTGTTGCAACATAGCCTTTTCGCTTCGGTTTACTCTTGCGATAGCCATATCCATAAGCTCTTGTGGATTGTCGCCGAGCGCGCTAAACGGCTTCCCTCCACCATATAATGGGCTATAGTCAGCCTGGAATTTTCCATCAGGTAAAGTCTTAATTGTAAGGTCGTTTGATACAGCCACAACCGCAGGGTTTGGCCTTCTTTCTACCCCTTTGAGTTCAGGGAATTTTCCACCAAGCGCTTTCGGTGGGTTGTACTTCTTGAATATTGGCACACTCCGCGCAACATCATCGCTATATCTCACTATCTGATTCTCTACTGGCACGTCAAACTGGCTTACCGGATATTGGGCTAACCTTTGCTCTGGGGTGAGGTTCATGCGGGCTTGGGTTAGGCGGGCTTCGGCTTCACCGGCGAGACGTTTGTATAGGTCAAAATCAGAAGTACCAGTTGTTTGGTATTCGTGTATTAAAGAATCAACACCCGATAGTTCTTTCTCTAAAACCGATGTATCTTTCCCTGCACGGAAGTCATCCAACATCTTTTGCACAATCGCGCCTTGTTTTTGCTTTAATCCTGCATAAGTCATTCCTTCAGGACTCCCACCCCTAGCGAACCCCTCGCGTTGTTGGATAGCGTGCTGGAGTTCGTGAAGATTTGTGCCTTTGACTTCTTGCAGGTCGATATTCTTCTTTGGCATTCCCAAACTAATCATATCTGACTTGCCCATTACCCCGCCTGTATATGCCCCACCATATTCGCTAGGCATTCTTCCAGTCCACAAATTCGCCGATTCCGGGTATGCATCATACAGTTGGTCGTGAGAAAAAATATCTGACTGACTACGCCCAGCATTTTGCGCAAGCTGTCTAGGCGCATCCTCGGCCATTACAGCCGCATCATCCGGTATCTCAAACCTCGGTTTCTTGTCGGGGAAGCCGAACGTCCAGCCGGTCTCGCCCCATATCTTTTCATCAGGTACACCGGCAGCCCTCAATTCTTCCGCCTTCATCAGTTTGGAAAGGTCTGCGGTTTTGGCTGATTTGCCTGCGAAAATGCCAGCCAGTAATGGAAGTCCGTACACCATATCAGTAGGGCTTACAGGTAGCATTGTGCCTATCTGGTAGGGTGCGCTTCGTGTGTCGGCGTTGAGTAGCTCCGCTAAGTGATTAGACCCACCAATAGGGCGTTCGGAGCCAATACCAAAGGGTTGCATTGCCATGTTTGCCAAGTCAACCGGAGCACCAGCAATACCAGTTGCGAGCCCTTGCGCTAATTTGGATAACGAGTTCGGAGCGGTCTGGCGAACCGATCTCCAGTATTCAGGGTCAGCAAGGAAAGATAAAGCGTTGGCCATTACTGGTCGCTTTCTATGTTCGACCTACGCGATTCAAATAACATACGGTAATCAGACTTCGCCATAATGGGTCTGGAGTTGGTGCGCTTGATTCCCTTGAGTGAGTCGTTCGCCATCTTCATAACGACTTGGCTGGGGGTGGTTTGGAATTCGGGAGCGATTGCAATAGCGCCATTAGATGCTATCGCTTCTTCCCATCCAGGCGGAAGGCTTACCGTCCCATCAAGCGACAAGGCGGTAAACGGGACTCTTGTGGTGAGGTGCAGGACGTTAGCGGAATCAGGAACAGGCCACACTTTAAGCGACCCTGTTGCCATTGTTCCTTCGTAATAAATAAACTGGATAATGTTGCTGGTGGAGGTTTTGTCCGAGATGGAGTTGAATTCCTCGGCATCGATTACCCGCACTGGATAATCTATGTTGCTTTCTCGCAGGAACGCGCTCTCGATTGATACAGGACGGACTGTGTTGAGGTCGCCACTCGGCCCAATGGTGTAGCTCGACTGGCCTGACACCATTGGTAGAGTTTCTTCCTGCAAGGCATACGCCATCAAGCGATCATTGCGCCAGCTGTCTAGCATGGCGTTGATCGCGGTCAAGGCATCGGCTGATTCTGCGGCAGTGGGGGATTCGCCGCTGTTGATTAGTCCTAGTAAGCGGCTTGCACGATCGACTAGGGTTTGACCTGTTGCCATGATATTACCTCATCGGTGGCCTACCTCTGCGTTTGGCAGGTTGTTCGCCCGAAGGTTTGGCAACGTCCCCTTCTGTCTCGTCTTGTGACTGTGCCGGATTATCCTTTGATTCGGTCTTTTTTGCAACTTCTGCGGCGTATTCCTCATAAGAGGATTCGCGCCATCCGTTCTTCTTCATCGCCTCGACTTCATTGCCTGGCGCATCATGCCATCCGTTTGCGTCGTGTCGCATCAACATAACTTATTCCTTAAAAAAGGGCGAGTTTCCCCGCCCCTTTACATTACACCACAGTAGTCACTCCAAGATTGTTCAACGCTGTGCGAAGAGCAATAATGGCAGTAAGTGCGGTGGCCAAATCGGTCGGGACGGCGCATCCGGTTTGCTGCACCACCGGGGTAGCGCCGAAGAAACCGATTTTTTCGGTTGCGGATTGCCCAATCTGTGCACCGGAAGGGGCGTTGTATGTGACTTGTTCGTAGTCTTGTGCGGCCATGATTATTTCCTTTTTAGAAGTTAGTCAAATAAGGGGATTACTCCCCCTATCTTTAGTTCGCCGCGCCAATCATGCGGCAAGCCCATTCGGGCCGTAGTGCAGCCATCCCGTACAAGGTATCGATCCGCATCAGCAATTCGTCGTTGCGGATATCGCTCGCCAGCCAGACGCGCAGGCTCAAGTTGTCTTTCCGCTTGATTACGCACTTGTGAGCGTCGTCCATCATCGGCAGGTCAGCAGTGATGAACTGGAATGCCTCTTTGTGGTACATCAAAGATTGGACGTAGCTGGTCGAAGCCAAACCGACAAACACGACAGCTTTTGCGTTGAAGTCCGTAGTGGCCAACACAGCACCAGTGGAAGATCCAACATTACGGCGCGCCCCAGTCAAGACAATAGCCGGAGCGATGGTCGTGGTCGTTGCGCCGATTTCCGTGATGGTGAACTGTTTCAGGTGAGCGTAAGCGGACTTCGTTTCCGGGTGAACGTCATATACACCAGCAATGGTGAACACTTCGCCTACCGCTTGATTTGCCACAGGGATCAACGTGTGCATGTCGATAGTCGTGCCGCCATCAGTCACCAAAGCATCCGCATCGGTATTACCAGTTACATCAGACCCGTTGGTTTGAGTCCAGACGCGCTCGTTCTCGTAGTAATCGGCCATCGCGGTACGTGCGATCAAACCCTCACGATACTGCTCTGCAACTGCGTTAGACGGGTTGAAGTAAGCCGCCATGCCGTTGACCAATCCGCCCATCGTTACAGAATCCATCTGGATAGCACGGCCATCCTTCGGTGCGAGTTGCTGGTTGATTTTGGCACGTGCTGCACCAGGAACAGTCAGATTTGTAATGGCGGTTCCGGCAGTCCCGGCTACTTGGTATGTTGCTTTCGTCGCGTAGGCCAAGAAGTCGGCCTCAATACCAGAACACAACACAGCCACAGCGGGCTCGATGTAGTTCTTCGACAAGTCATCAAAGGCAGCACCGGAGTTAACAGACTGGATCAACTCTTGCGAGTTAAAGCGCATGTCAACGTGATCGTGAGTCGCCACCGTGATGCTTTGAGTTGCTTCGTTCTGGTCTTGAACGTCCATCACGCGCGAGCCTTTGGTGCGGGTGTATTGGTTTGGTTTGCGGATGCGAAGGGTTTGGCCATTAGGGCCGCGACCTGCTTGGTACTTGAAAGATTCGTCGTATTGACGGTCGATAGAACCAATGAACGAAAGTTTTTCGTGCGCAATACGCTGCGCTTCTTTCGCCACCATATCTACTACTGAGAGGTTATTAGCCATGATTGTTTTCCTTTATCGAGCTTTAATATGCTTTTTGCGCCAGTCTGCAAATTCCTTGTCCGTCATCTGGTCGGGTGATTTAGATACTGTCGCTCGACTACCGGACGGTGTAATAGGCTCCGGCGCATCCGTTGTTGCTTTTTTGGGAGCTTTCAGCTTCGATTCAAGGTCTAATATCGCCCGAACTTGCGCTATTGGCGAAAGTCTTGCGATTCGCGCCGCTTCCTGCATGTTGGTTCCGAGGTGATAGGCAATGTCTCCGCCTATATCAGATTCGCCAATTGCGTCGCGCATTGCGAACGTGATGGGTAAATCCTCATTACTGACCACTTCCTCAAAATCTTCATACTTTGATGCGGTCTTTGCGATGTTACTTGCCAGCCGTTGTTCGTGTTGGGTTTGGGCTTGTCTCTGGCGCTCCTGCTCGTTTTGAGCCTGAATGCCTTTGAACTTTTGCTCAACCTTCCAGTCTGTTACGGCTTCAATGTAACTTTCATAGTCCTGAAACTGATCTGGTTTTGGCTCCCCGCGATTGACTGGCTCCGCTTTGGGCTGCATCTGCGATTTAAGCAGTTGTAATTCAGCTTCTGCGCGTGAGTACCGTTCAATCTTGCGAGATTCTTTGGCAAGTCTGCGCTGTAGAATGTCATCCAATTCTTTCTGGGTGAACGTTCTTTCTGGCTTGACTTCCGGTTCTGTATTTTCAACCTCGGAGGGAACCGTTTCCTCTGTCGGTGGCGTTGCGTCTTGAACTTCAACGGGAGCAACTTCCGTTTGTACTTCGGGTGCTGCAAAGGCATCGTCTGCCATGTTTTCCTCCGGCTGTGGGATAGCGCATCTCTCGATGGGCAACCTGGAATGCGTCCAGTGGCGCTTACTCTAAACCTGTTAATTTCGATTGTCAATAGTGAGCGCTCACTCTCACCGTAAAGCAATAAGGCAAGCCGTGTCAT